TTATTACTATTACCTAAAGTTGCCATATATTTTTTTCACCTTCCTTAGTTTAGGAAAAGTGGGGCGATTTCCTCAATCTAATTATATCGCTATTTATGAAAGATTTGGTCTTTCATTATACTGAGGGGAATGATAGTCATACTTAATAATAAGGTCTCTAGAGGGTCTATATTCCATTAAATTGGCTACATCTTGTTGACTTTCTGCATACCCCGACTGAAACACGTTTACACAGTGAAAATAATATTTAAAATAATCTGAGGTATTTTCATAAAGACTTCCAGCATATTGATTGATATCGTTTGCTGCTGCATCTTCTCTATCAAGTATTAGTGTAATAAGACTAGCAAGATTAATAGTAGATCCATATCTATCAAAGGTATACCCTGGGGTAGCACCAGCACCTGCTTGGTTAAAACTATATTGTCCCAATGAACCACCATAAATTGTATATCTCATTTGTTCGCTTTTAATAGGATAAAAATACTTCATAGATCCTGTTCTTACTTTAGTAAACTTATCAAAGATAATATAAGGCTTATCTTCCTCTAGTATATATCCAGGAACATTATTTACACCCGCTGGAAAAAATGGAATAAAATCTGTTCCACCTACTGTTGGTGGATATAGGTTATAAAATTCTGGAGCATTAGTTTTAAACTGTTCCCAAACATATTTATTGATTATATTTTCTGGTCTATAAGTATTCATTATTTAACACCTGGAGCCTTTTGAATCCAAGAAAGTGCTGCTGACTTACCTAGACTTCTTGCACTCTTTGTCTTAATTGCATTTTTAAAATATTTAGAATACTCTGTAGGATTAGAAAAATGTTTATAAAACCCTATTGATTTTAAGTATACTTGGTTAAAGTATAGACTATAGAATTCATTAAATGCTTTAACAAAAGATCCCCTTGTAGCACTACCGCCAGGATTTGCTATAAAAATTGGACCTGTTCTAAAAAATTCTTCACCATCAATTACAAAGAAAAGTGCTTCTGCTTCTGTTTCATTAATTACTACAGGAATTCCCTCTTCCATAATGTTTGCCTTATCATAAAATGCAGTATTGCTTGTTTCTGATACTGAGTCTGATTGTAGAAAGTCAGCACTTACTAATGCTTGAGTTTGTGATAATTGGTATTTAAGTTGAAAAAGTCTTGCAGATGGATCTCCTACTCTGCCCCATTCGTAAACGTGGTGTAGCATTCCAGGATGACTTCTTGCAAGTCCATCTAGATAGTCGTAAAAAACTTCTATGGATCCTTCTGCTAAAGATGAAGTAATTTTAGTTTTGTTTTTATTTATTTCTTTTGCAAAACTATCTGTATATGATACTGCGTTTGTTAGCATATCAATTACTGACTTAGATCTTATTTTTGCTGTAATCAAGATTGATCCCACCTTTGAACTTGAGACTTGCTCAAGAATATTCTAAAGTGTCTTAAGTTATGGTTATAGTCAAATGTAGGTACTATAGTTTTTACTTCATACTTTGTTTTAACAGCCCCTGCTGAATTATTTAAATTTTGACCATTAATCCATACATCGTTTCCAGATGGATCTTTTATGTTTGTTATAGCAATATCTGTTATAGGGTAGTATTTACCACTTGCTTTTTTTCTAATATCTTCTTTAGTTCTAAGAAAGGCATTTGAATCATAAATTAAATCTGTACCCTTTGTTTTTACTTCTCCAGCAAATCCACGATTTGAAAGTTCACTGATTATTGAACAATCTATTTCTCTATCTCTGTTCCAAGTCTTTAAAACATTTCCATATTCTGTTTGAATAGTTTCTGCATAATATAAATCTGCAGTCATTGGAAATAGTATATCGTCAAGACTTGATGAAGGAAGTATCATTACAATACCCCGATACGGAGCCTATTTCTATATTTCTCCAAGATTTTATCTACAAACATGTTGCCAGTGCCTACACTAGGATTCTTAGCAAATTTAATCTTAAAATCTTCATTATCAAATGATTCAATATATCTATTTACATACCTTAAGTTATCCGACTTAATGTCTTGGATCAACATCTCACATGCCTCTTGAATGTCCTGTGGGACCACTTTCCAGCCATAATCAGCATCTACCCTATATTCTGATCCTTCTGAAAAGGTAGAGTCTAAATATCTCTCGTGCCATACTGGTCTATAATTACTTTTGTTTTCAGCATCGGATTCGTTTTCTACATTTGTAATTGAAGAACCATCTTTAGTAATTTCAAATGTTATAAGGTTTACGCTAGCACTAAGATTTGAATCATAGACTAATTCTTCATTTTGATACACTTTATATATCTTATAAATCTTTTCATCAATAGGTAGGTAATCCATTCCCATACCTACAATATCTTTTTCTTTTCTAGCAAATGGAAAGCCTTGTGTTTGAGAGTCTATAATATATCTTGCTAATCTTTCATATCCTATTTCACTACCGTCAGTAATTGATAATGCAGAGGCAATTGAGTCTAGGTTGCAATATGGTCTAATAATTTCTATGTTTGTCATGATAACAGTATTACCACTTGAGTCTTTAACAGATGCTGCTAGTGATCCTGTATAGTCTAAGTATTGTGGATCTAAAGTAAATGAGACTGCTCCAGAAACTGTTGATGCAGATGTTGAAAATAATTCTTTTGTGTAAAGGTCTTCGTAGTCTAATGTGTATGTTCCACTTGGAGAAATTGTAAAAGTGGCGGTAAGGGAAGTAACTTTTTTATATTGTCTTTGATTTAATATTTCCATATTTAAATAAATTCCTCCTTACTAATTATATCATTTATATAAAATGTTGAAGGGGAGACATTTTTGGTGTCTCCCCCTCTAATTCCCTAAATAATTTAGGTTATTGTTTTGCGTATGCTACTGCATCTGTTTCTTCGATTTGTGCTCCGAAACGTAAGAAAGTAGTATATTCAATAGTATCTTTCTTAGGTTGGAACTCACGATGAACAGTAACGTCTCTTTGGAATCCCCAAATACGATTTTCTGGGAATGTCAAAGATACGAATCCTGCAGGCATCAATGGTACTTCTACCAAAGGAATACCTAGTACACGGTATTGGATTGGAGCACCTAATGTTTGTGGTGCTACACCGTCAATAACGCGTTCTACGATTCTTTCTGAAGGTAGGTTACCAGATGAGCCAAGACCATTAATGATATCGGCTACTGTTTCGCTAGAAGCATAGAACTTCATGGCTGCTCTTGATGCACGATACTTACGTGGCATTGCTAGCACAAGTGCTTGCAAGTCTTCAACGTCTGTACCAAATGTACCAGCACTGTTACCAGTTTGTTCTTTTACATAAAAGCCTTCAAGGATGTTCAGGAATGTATTTGTTCCTGTACCTGTTCCGTTGATTGCTAAGTCTTCAAGATCGTTAGCGAATGCACGAGTCATTGTACGGACCAAGTGGTCTTCCAATCCTGCGCCTTCGATATTGTCTTCAAGTGCTTCTGATGATACTTCCCAGTCTAATCTAACTTTTTTAGTTGTGATTTCAACTTTTGTGAAAGTAACTCCAGCGTTAGTGTATGTAGAGTCTGCTTGTGCAGCAGCACGGATTACACGTTCACCAACATTTAACTTCTCTAGTTCTGCTGTGTTGCCACGCATTGTTACACGGCGACCATCACGAGCAAGAACTTGTTGTTCGAAAATATATTCGATAAATTGGGCTGACTGTTCAGCGTTTAGGATACCACCACCATCTGATGGTTTTGCGGTTCCTACTGGTCCAAGTTGTGATGCTGGAGTAGCAACTCCACCAACTCCTCCTGAAGCAATAACGCCTGTAACGGCTGCCTTTTCTAAAATTTGTTCTTCTGACATGTTTTTTTCACCTCCCAGTGAATTTTGTTTAACGATAGAGGTCAGCGGTATTGAGGAAACGCCCGCCCCACATCGATCCTTTTTTTATTTTATTTCCCTGCACGACCCCGCCGAGGTCGCCAGACTTACGGATAGCGGTGTCATCTTCAACTGCATCGACACGCTTTCCAAACTCTTCTACATTGCTTTTTACTGATGTAACTTCCTCTGTTACGTTTGCAACGCTCTTTGTTAATTCGGCAAGTTGTTCATTAATTGATTTTACAGTTGCTGCTAATTCTCCAACTGCTGCGGTAACTGACTTGCTAATTTCTTCTACAGAAACTTTAACTGTATTTACAGCATTTGCTAAGTCATTATCTTTGCTTTCTACGGCTTTTTCAACGTCTGCTGGTGCGTCTTCTGCTGGTGCATCTTCTGCAGGAGCAACTGGTGCTACTACTTCTTCTGCTACAACATCTTCTGCTACTGCTTCTGCTGGTGCATCTGCTGGAGCATCTGAATCAGACTTAACGATTTCGTCTACAACGACTAATTCGTCTTCTACAACTTCTGTTTTTTCAATTTGAACATCTTCTGCAACTACTGCTGCTTCTTGTTCTGTTTTTGCCATATCATTTACCTCCTTATTAGAATTATCAGAAACTTGTTCTGATTTCATTGAAACTCTTCTTAGAGTTTTCATTTTGTGTCCTACAATTGTGTCAGTTGGTTTACCGTCACGGTAGAGCCTAATAGCAACTGCTGGATCTTCTGGAGTTCCTGTAATAGTAAAAGAACTATTTGGAACTTTTATTTTTCCATTGCGAACGACCCTAGTTACTTTTCCTCTTGCAGTACCACCGCTTGAGTTCCATGAAACCATGTCGCCAACTCTTACACTTGATGCTTTGTCCATATCTTCATCTTCATCCTTTTTTTTCTTTTTAGGTTTAATTGTTGTAGGATTTTTAGTAGGAACATTTTCATTAGTCATAGTTCCATGATGTGCTTTAATTAAATTCTTAATTACTTCGTTTTTTTCATTATCAGTTGTTTCTACAAAACCTATTAAAGTTTCTCCTGATCTAATATCTTCTTCTTTAGATAGTCTTACAATATTATTTTCTTTAGACCAGTATACATTTTCAAGTGACATTTTTGTCATTATACCGTCAAAAGTATTTTGTCCATCTTCTGCTTTTTGAATAGATACAATATTAGCAAATTGATTTGCAGGATTATCTACAAGCGATAATTCGTGGAGTTCGTAATCTTTAATAACCCTAATGGATTTATCCATTTCTGGGTCGTATTGGTCTTCCGTATCTTTGATGCTGCCACCAATAGAAAAACCAGAAAGAGTGCCATCAAGAACTTTTTCCCAAGTATCTTGAGCACCTTTAGAAATATATGCATCTACGTACACTCCATTGTAAAATTTATCTTTTTCTTTGTCGTAAAATTTATCTGACTTAAATGACATTACTCTACCCACAGCCACTGGCATGTGCATTTCACGTAAATTTCCACGGAACCTTTCAAATGCCTTTATACTTACATCAGTAGGAACAATGTCTGACTGCTTGTCAACATTGTCGAGGGTGGCAAACCCAGAAACGGTTCGTTTCTCTTTATCTATTTTAGCGATTGGCATAGATAACTTGATAGAGTTATCTTCTGAGTGCCAAAATGCTTTATGCAAATTAGTCATACTACTTCCATTATATAAGTGTTTATAAGAGATTTGAAAAACTTGTAACTATTTATTACTGTACCGTTCTACCCTCGCCACCAGGACCTCGTCCTGTAGTGGTTGAAGTAGAATCGCTGTTGTTATCAGTTCTTTGTTGATCCCTCATTCTATTGCCAGAGGCTTGAGATGTAATCTCTGCTCTTTGTTGAGCACCTAAAACAATAGGCTCTTGTCCACCCATTCTTGATGGGTATCCAAGTCTTTCACGAACCTCATTGGGAACAACTACCTGCATTCTTAGGTATCGTTCATCAATTTGACTTTGAGTAGTCTCATCGGTCAGGGTTAGTTCGTTAAGTTTAAAAGCAACAGTATCAGTTTTTTCTTTTATAATTTTGTTTATAACCTTTTCTAGGTTTCTTTGTGCTGGTCTTGCAACCTGCTCTTTAAAGGTTCTATCTGAAGATATTGCTGAGGCTATTGAGACTCCAGCACCTCCTCCTACTTTAGAGAATGGAACTTGATGAGCCATTAAGATATCGTCACGGTTTGATTTACGATACTTTTCAAATGATCCTTCTTGTATTCCATTTTCAATAGGTTCCATTTTAAAGTCTACTTTATTGTCTGTAGAATCTCCTGGAAGTGGTATATACAGGGTTCTATGGTTTTGACCACGAAGTCCTGACTGTAAGAATCTAAACAACTTATCTTCTGCATCAGATGATAGTTTTGCTCCTTTTAGAGTAACTATATATCTTGGTACTGCTTTGTTTTCAAAATAATCAATATTATATCTACCCGCTAAATTATCTCCAACCATAGCAACAGATGAGGCTACTGTGTCTGGAACTCCATAATAAGAAGTCTTTGGTGAGTATTTTTTAATGTGAATTAGTTCGTTTGGTCTAGGATCGTTGGTTACTGGGTTTGATTCTTTACCTTGAAAGTTTCTAAAATAAACTACTCTTTGATTTACTATCTGAATATAACCATCACGCAATCTTCTTACACGCACTGTAGTTGATGGAATATGGCCTACGTATCCGATTTCTCCGTTAACTTTTCTTCCAATTTCTATATATCCATTTCCTGTTGATTCAGCATCAATATATACTTTTTCTAAAATATGGCTAAAGGTATCTTCATCGTTTAGTTCTTCTAGCCACTCGGTCATTTGAGCCTTTAGTCTTTGGATTTTTCTTTGTGCTCTAATCAATTGTTCATCTGATTCAGCATCTTCTAGTCTTGCTAAAGTTGAGTCTGTGTTGATAAATGAATACCCTAAGCCAACAGTGTTTGCTACTTTAGCATTTATAGCAGCATGGTTAGCAAATGAGTTTTCATAGAAGAATGCTAATTCGTCTAAATTGTATGGTGGAACAACTACATCATAAAGTCCGTATGCTGTAACTATGTCTTGTTCTTGAAATAATTGTTTTGATCCTGTATTTTCTTGACCAGTAAATGCCTTGCTTATTGATCTGGTTGCTCTGCGTTTAAAATTTGAGTCTAGTCCTGTATATGTTTTTGCTAATTCTGCATCGACCATAAAGTCATCGCTTTTTTCTGGTCTTTCCATTCTATCTAAATTATCTATTCTTGCAATAGATTCTAATTCTTCATTCTCCATTTTTGTTTATCCCTTTTTTAGCATCCATCCAGGCACCAATGTCGGTTTCGCTGGCAATATATCCTTCTTTCATTCTTCCAATTTGTTCAGAGTATTCCATATCTGATACTCTTCTTACTCCTGGCATAAAAATTACTTTTCCTGCTGGAGCATTATAATATCTGGCGGCTTGTGCTACCTTGCTCATCTTATCTAAATCATACTGATTACCTGGAATATTCATTACGTTGCCACCTTTGTCTCCAAAAGCCTTTCCATTATGATCCATCTGCCACACATATAGGCCATATCTTTGTTGTTTATTTAAAACTTGTAACTTAGATTTACCGTTTTTGTCAATATTTTTATTATTCATAACCCAATTATATCAGATTATACAGGTCTTCCGCTATACTCGTTCCAAGTTACATTTGTTAATATGTTTACTCCATCAGAATTAACTAAAAGTATACTTTCATCGTCTGAAACTGCTTTAGAAAGTCCTAAATATGATTCATATATGTTTCTACCGTCTATTGTATAAGTAATGTCAATAACCTCTTCAGGAAAATCTGACCAAATATTGTCCATTTTGCTTTGCCATGTTTGAAGTACTGGTACGGACTCTCCGTCAATTACTGTGGTAACTTGTCTAAAATCTTGCCAACTATAAACTTCAACCGTAGTTCCAAGAATATCTGTTGACTTTTTATATAAGCCTATATTATTAAATAAGAATCCTTTATAAAGTTCTAGTTGTCCAGTATATGAATCTAAATCTAAAGATGTTCCAAAGGCTATAACTATTGAGTTCCAAGATAGTGGTTCTATGTATGGATTTTCTAAGAATACCCCATTTTGATAGAATTGAACATCAAAATCTTGAATACCAGTGTTGGGGTCATAGGCAGCAATTTTTGCCCTGTTGCTGCTAGTTTCTGGTATCAAGTAAATGTCTACAGTTCGATCAATAGATGTTATTCTAGCGATTTTTACTGTATCATTGATTGTTTCTGATTGGTTGTAAAACATCCAAATTTGGACTCCACCGAGCAAATAATCAGAACTCTTTTGTTGGTTTATTGGTATTGATATACCTCTATCCGCATTGCTTTCATAATCTAAAATAGAAATTCCAGAATCTCCAGTTAAATATAAATATGGAGTAGATTCTTTGTATATTACAAATGGGTTTTTATCTTTATAAGAATAGTTTGAATCATACCTTGTGAATGGATATATTTCATTACCTGTTCTAGTTCCTATAGAATAAAAATCTGTTTCATCAAATGCTAGAGATGATAGTGACATTCTTTTAAGTAGTAGTGGCTTACTATAAATACCCCTTGATCTAGCCTCTAGGTGTGTAGTAATATAATATTCTTCAAAATCTACAAGTTCTTTTGGAGGGAATATAACTGTTCCGTCTACTACCTCAAATTTAGTAACAATGATATCTTCTGTATTATCAAAATCAAGAACTCTGTTTGAGCCTATGGTTTGAGTTTGTGTATAGTTTGAGTAAGGTATTTCTCCTACTTCTTCAAAGTTTTGTAATGTTATAAAAGTTTTTATTCTAAAATCATCTTCTGTAGAATTTAGTATTGAACCGCTTGTTATTAATGGTGAAGGATAATCTATGTTGAATTGAATCATATCAAGGTCATAGTATGAATTAGAATTTTCTGACTGAACAAGTTTTCCAAAGTATGATAATGGCACAGAGTCTTCCCAGTAGCCAGTAACTCCAACGTCTAGAACTATTCCCCTATTTGCTGTTTGAACTGTCATTGTGTAGTTTCCTACATATCTAAATAAGTATTCATCATGTGTTGTTTCAAATATTCCATCCTGGTCTATATAAGAAGATAAGTCTTTATCTGTAAATAATCTATTGTTAAAGGTTAGTCCGTATATCTTTCCATCAAATACTGATTCTTCATACCCTCCAAGATTAAGTGATATATTTTGAGGATTAGAAAAAAAGTTTCCTATAACAGCATTATAGTTATTAGTAATTTCATCTATATCAAATCCAGCAACAAAATTGCTGCTTGCTGAAATTGATCTGTTTTCTAAAAGTGTTGATCCAGAAGATGATGTAAATATATATTTTAAATCATTGTTAGTGAGAGAAACCTTAAAGGTATTAGAGTTAACTTTGTTTGTAAAATACATTAAGACTTGCTCTGTTGCTGGCAATGAGTCTGGTGACTTAAAGGTTCCAAAAATAGATTTTACTGGAGTGTCTATAGGGTTTGCTGAGTTAAAGTATATTGTTGGATATACAGGATCGTAAACTGTGTTTGGTCTTAATTTGATAAATGGATAATCTTCATCTTGAATAGAATAATTGTCTGTATAAAATTCAGCAGAATATACAAGCCTTACGTTGTCCCATAGTCCTACATACCATTCTCCCCAAGTTCTTTCATTTGCTTCAGTCCACGTTCTTGATTCTACGTCAATATCAAATACTGCAGCAACATCTCCACCAAATATAATTTCTGGAACAGAGTATTGTGGGAATGTTAAAAACTTAGATGTGGTATTTAGATTACTAAAAAATCCTGCATTCCACCCAGTCATGTCTGGATAGTTTATAGTACTTGTATATTTTGCATATGGAAAATCTACATATATAGACTCTCCGTCAAAATTAGAAATTATATTTTCTGGATTATCTACACCCTGTCCATAAATAAATCTTCTTTTGGCAACTTGTTCTGGGACTATGTATGAATATATTGCAACACAATCAATATCAAATGGATAAACTTCTTGGTGTCCAAAGAAACCAATGTAGTCATAATACGAAGGTGGAAGAATTGTATCCTCCATACTAATAGCCATTTCAAATGCTAAGTCTCCATTAATTAGTAGTGTTGCTGAATTTAAGGTATATCTAATATCGATAAGCATTGGTCTGTACCATTTACCTATAAAATAAGATTTTGTATATTTTCCTATTCTTAATGTTAAAAATTCTTCTTCTACATATAATCCGTCTTCGCTATTAATTGGTCCAAAGATTCTTATTGGATTTGTTGATTGAGTATAAACTCTTAGCCAAAACTCAGCAGTCATTTCAAGGTACTTTCCTGTAGAGTTTAGGAATCCTTTTCCTGGAATAACAATTGATGGCATTCCAGAACTCACTGGAGGTCTAATGTTTGTAATATTGCTAGATCCAAAAACCATTGGAAGATTACTATTTGTAGCAAGCATTTTTTTGTTATCAATAATATAATAACCATTGTATGAATCAGATATGCCATATGAATCTGCTGTAACTATACTTATACCCGCAGATCCAGAAGATGGCAATATATTTGCCAGCACAGCATCTGTTAAGGCTGCAGACATTGATCCTGTAGTATCTGAATTAAACACCTCAGACCACTGTCCTACTGATAATCCATTTATAGCAACATTATAGTCAGAAGATGATTCTGGTCCACCACTCTCATAATTTATTCTAATAAAAGGAACAACGTTTATATTATTATTTGAAGGTATGTTGTTAGTAAAATGTATTTTTTGCCAAACTTCTTCGTCTTCAAGAAACACTGTTTTAAAATATTCAGTTGAATCATATTTAAATCCAATATCATAACTAGATATTAGATTACTAAATGCATAAACATATGCTGAAATACAGATTGTACCTTTGCTTGTATCTAGTGAGTTTCTAGTAAAATTTAAGGAACTAGCACTAGGGCTTATGCCTAATGAGGCAGCAGACATTGTAACTATAGATACAAAATCATCTGGCATTGGCACACCTGTTGGGGTAGCACTAGCACTAAGGACAACTAGGTTATCGTGATCCCAATTATCAAAATCTTTATAAGTTGTTGAAAGGATTGATTGAAAGGCAAAGTCGTCATCCAATGCCCACAGACCTAGTGGGTGTTCTGCAAATATTTTAGCAGCATAAAGATTAGAGACTTGATGGGACATTTATATACCTCTAATCTATTTTAGCATGTCACTACTTGCTAATATCAACTATTTCGCATTCACCAGCAACACATGACAATTCTTGTGTTCCAGTGGTTCCATCTTCTTTTTCGTATAAAGAAAGCATTTCCCATTGAATATTTGAAGGAGATTTCTTTACCCATTCTTCATACTCATCTTTAGAAATTTCTTGATATGGGGCTTGCTTATAAGTATGCTCACTCGCTGGTAAGAAAGATATACCACCAATTGAATCAAAGTTATCAAAAACCCATGCACCTACTCTTAGCCATTCATCTTCGTGGACATTAATTGTAACGCTAGGGTTATGTTCTGTCCAATAAGTTCTGTAAGTCTTCCACATTTCTAGATGATCTATGGCTGTTAAATCTTTTGTTATTGTTGCATTCTTTGGAGCCTTTTGAGGAAAATAAAATACTGTTGTTTCATCAGGCTTCATTACATCTGGTTCACTTGGAATTCCTGAGTCTTTTAGAAATTGAGTTAGTGGATCATTGTTAGAACCACGACCAATTGACTTACAGTGCCAGAAGGCTTAACACAAGTAATTGAAACAGAAGGATTAATGTTTAATTTTTTTGCTTCGTGATCATTAATTCTTACTGACTCCAATCTCATGTCAGTCAATAACTGTTCTAATGCTTTTCCTGCAGTTGAAGTAATCTTGTTTCCATAGATTCCTGTTAAGGATACTCCAAGCAATCTTTCTTCCTCGCAATTATCTTTCCATGTTTTTCTAATATATTTAAAGTTAGTTAAAGTAGATTGCCAAGTTCCAAGTATTGTTGCTAATCTTACTTTTTCCATTAAGTCTTCTCTTGTATCATCTGCAGAAATAACTACTTCTGTTAAGTTACAAAATTCATTTGGACGAAGAATAATTTCTCCGCATGGATTAGTTCCTGAAACTAAAGAAGCGTCACGTCTTCCAAATGACTCTACGTGTTTTCTAACTGACTCCATGTTATAAATTCCACGTTCTCCTGATTTTGATTCATACAAGTTTCTCCACTCACGTAAAAATTGAGCAGTGTTTGGTTTTGTATTATAAACTGCAGAGTTGTTTGCTAAAGAACGTTGTGCTTGTTTTTCCCACCAAGAACCACTTTTTGCTTTAGCCATTTCAAAATCATCAAGATTAGAAAGTGATATTAAAGCAGATCGGCGTACTCCACCAACTACAACCACTTCTCCAACCTTACACATTAAGTCATGTGCTTCAATTGGTTTTAATCTACGTCCTGCAGCATTTTTAAATGTATCAACTGTAAATGTAAATAATGCACTAAGTGGTCCTGGACCAGAAGCACGGCCACCAAAGGTTTTTAGTCTTGCACCAGATGGACGAACTTTTGACATATCCCATTCAGGAATTTGTCCTTGTGATAATAATGCAATTAATTCTTTAAGTGCTTTTGCCCAACCTAGTTTAGAATCTTCTACAACAATAGTAGTTGCTGTTTGATTAAATGATTCAGAAATAACAGGAAGTTCGTCAACGTATTTAGATTCAACGCTAAAGCCAACTCCTGTTCCGTTCATTAAAACATACATTGCTTCGTCAAATGCTCTTAGGCTATCTACGGCAATAAAAGAACAGTTGTAGGCTGCGATGTGATCTCTTTCTAACGCTGGACCTGCAGTCATCAACGCTCTCATCGAAGGCATAATTCTATGATTTAAAATTGCATCTTTTACTTCATCAAAAATTTTAGAGTTAGGGCTGTATCCATAGTTCAATATTAGATGGTCTTTCATAAAGTTTATATATCTATCTACCGTTTCGGTCCAAGTTTCTCTTCTGTTTTTTCCTTCTACCCATCTTGCATACCTTGAGATGTGGATAAAGTTTTTATATGGATCTGTTATTGATCCGTTTTCATTAATAAAT